TACTGAGCCGGTAGAACCGCTCTGTCACGGGAGGGCCGGCTGGCGAGCCGGACGGCGGTCACACGTCGAGAAATATAATCTGATCGTTCAAAATCTGTCACTTAGCATAGTTAGCGGCTTGGAGATCAGAAATCGGATGTTAGTCTCAAATCGGGATTAGAAATTTGCAATGACAGACCAACTAAAACACAGAGCGCGAATCGTAAGAAATGCGATTGAAAGTATCGAGGCGAAGCTAGAGTCGGATAACATCAAGCCGACGATAGGGGACCTAGTGCGATTGCTACAGATCGAAAAAGAGCTGGATACAGACGAGCCTCGTGAAATTAGGGTGCGATGGGTAGACGGCGATACGAAGGGTACATTGAGCAAGATGTAGGTTACGCTTCGCTGCCTTCACAAAGGGCATTCCACGAATGCACGTCGAGGTTCAAGGGGTTTTCCGGGCCCATCGCCTCGGGTAAGAGCCAGGCACTCTGCGTTGAAGCGGTAAAAATGGCTTACCGCAACAAAGGCAGGCTGGGCTTGATCGGCGCGCCGACTTATCCGATGTTACGCGACGCGACGCAGACGACACTGTTCGCAGTTCTGGAAGACCTGGAGATCCCGTACGCGTACAACAAGGCCGAGAACATGCTGACGATGGAAGACACGAAATCGCGCATCATCTTCCGGCCGGTGGACGACTTTGAAAGGCTGCGCGGGACTAACTTAGCGTGGTTCGGGCTGGACGAACTGACTTACTCGCCGGAGGGGGCGTGGTTAAGGTTGGAGGGGAGGTTGCGCGACCCGCAGGCGACCGAGCTGGAAGGATTCGCGGTATGGACGCCAAAGGGTTACGACTGGGTCTATCAAAAGTTCATCGCGGATCCGGTTGAGGGATACAGCGCGATCATTGCGCAGCCGAATGAAAACCGTTACCTGCTGGAGAAGGTGCCGGACTTCTATGAACGGCTGCGGAGCAGTTACGACGAAACGTTTTATCAGCAGGAGGTGCTGGGGCAGTATTTGAGCCTGCAGGGTGGGCTGGTGTACAACGCCTTCGAGCGCCGGGAGCATGTGAAGAGTCTGGGGATCAATACGAATTACCCGTTGTTGTGGGCGCTGGACTTTAATGTGGATCCAATGTCTTCGGTAGTGGTACAGATCGAGGGCCGAACGGTGCTGGTGCTGGATGAACTCGCGTTACGGCACGCGAGCACGCTGCAAGCCTGCGAGGAGTTCGAAAGGCGCTTTCCGCATCATGCGGGCGGCGTGGTGGTCTATGGGGACGCTTCGGGAAACAGCCAGCACAGTACGGGCGCGTCAGACTACCAGATCGTACGGGAGTATTTCCGGACGGGCTATGGAACGCGATTGACTTATAAAGTGCCGAAGGCCAATCCGAGCGTACGAGACCGAATCATGCTGACCAACGCGAAACTGCGGACGGCGAGCGGCGAGGTGCGGTTATTAGTGGACCCCAAATGCAAGGAACTGATCAAGGATTTCGAGCAAGTGTCTTACAAAGCGGACAGCAACGCGATCGACAAGGACAAAGATCGCCACAGGACGCATCTTTCCGACGCGCTGGGATACCTGTTGTGGCAGGAATGCCGACCGCAACCGGCGATCGGCGATCATCAGGAGCGGCTGATTTGAGGACCAGATGGTGAACATCGACCGAGAGCATCCCGAGTACGCAGCCAAGAAGGCGATGTGGAAGAAGTACAGGGATCTTTACGCCGGCGGCGAACAGATCCGGGAGAACGCTTTTGAATATCTGATCAGGCGGCACAAGGAACCGAACGATATCTATGCCGAGCGGCTAAGCCGGGTGTTCTACGAGAACTACATCGGTTCGATCATCGACTGGTACGCGGCGACGTTGATGCGGCGCGAGGCGGCCTTGCTGTTCGACGGCAACGACGACGCGGCCAAGGGGTTTTACAACTTATTCGCGGAGGATTGCGACCTGAAGGGTACTTCCATCGCGGAGTTTTTCCGGCAGCGCATCGTACAAACGCTGGTGCAGGGCGGGAGTTACATCGTGGTCGACTTTCCCCGGACGCCGGTTTCGGTGAGCAATCGGGCGGAAGAGGATGCAGTGGGCCGCTCGCGGGCGTATCTCGCGGATTACTCGCCGGAAGAGCTCATCAACTGGAGTTATGACGATCACGGGGGGCTGGACTGGGCGGTGATCCGGACGTCGTCGCTGCGGAAATCGAAAGTCACCGAGAACGAATGGACGCGCGAGACCCGGTGGATTTACTACGACCGGCAGAATTATCAGGTCTATCAGCAGGTGAAGGAGAAGGAAATAGTGCTGGTGGACGAAGGATTGCATGGGCTGGCCGGCCAGAACCGGGTGCCTATTTTCCCGTTACGAGTGACTGATGGGCTCTGGTTGATGAACAAGGCGGCGCTGCTACAACTGGAACACTTCAACAAGTCGAACGCGCTTTCGTGGGCACTGACCATGGGGTTGTTTGCGTCTCCGGTTATTTATTCGGACCGTGAGTGGAACCAGATCGTCGGAGACTCCTATTTTATCCAACTGGCTCCGGGGGACCGATTCGGGTGGACCGAACCGGAAGGCAAAGTTTACCAGATCGCAGCCGATAACTTAGTCCAACTTAAGGATGAGATTTACCGGGTGTGCTATCTGTTGACGCACGCGGCGGGGTCGGAGTCATCGAGCCAGCACCAATCGGGCACCAGTAAGCAGAGGGATTTCAGCATTACGCAGGAGGTGTTGCGGGCATACGGCGACGCAGTGAAGGAAACGATGAAGCAAGTCTTGCGAGCCATTGCGGCGGCGCGCCAAGACAATATTTCGATCGACGTTTCAGGGCTGGACGAGTTCGATATTGCGGACTTCAGCAATGAGTTAGACGACGCCAAGAAGCTGCTGACCTTGGGGATTGAGTCGGAGACGCTGAAGAAGCAGGTTTTCAAGAAGCTGGCGTTCAAGTTTCTGTCGGATGTGCGGCAGGAGATCAAGACGCAGATCGCGCAGGAGATCGAGGCACAGAACTGACCGATCAAAGGCGCTGGAAAGGGGTGGGTATGGAAGACACAGAAGTACAGACGATTGTGAAGCAAGCGATTCAGGAATTCTTACAAGAGCAACAGGCCAAGAGCGAGCCGGCCTACAAGACAGAGCTTGTAGAGGAGCGCAAACGCCGCGAGCAACTGGAACGGCGGCTGAGCGAAGTGGAAGAAGAGAGCAAGCGCAGCCGGCAGGCGGCGGAGCAGGCGGAGAGAGGCGCGGCTATCCGGGCGGAGCTACAGCGGCTCGGGGTGGCAAAGGTCGACCTGGCATACCGGGCGGTACACGACGGCGTATTCCGCACGGAAGACGGGCGGCTGTTGGCGCACAGCGATGAAGGCGAAGTGCCGCTCAAGGAATATTTGAGCAGCTTCGTGAGCGAGAATCCAGAGTTCTTGCCGGCGCGGATCTCCGGCGGATCGGGGATTACGGCGGCGCACAAGGCTCCGCGGGAAAGCACGGAGAGTGTCGACATTGAGGGGATCCGGCCGGGAATGAGTTCGGAACAAATGGAGCGCGTGCGGAAAGAGATTCTGCGGGTCGCTTCGCAAAACCTGCGCGGCATTTAGGCCGGGCGGGCCAGTAACTGCGATTTTCAACGGACAAGAAACAGAGCTTAGTCAACTTAGGAGAATGAATGTCAACAATAACCTCAGCTAATGTGGCCAGCGCGATCGTGAAGCTGGTTGCGGCGGACGCTTTACCCGCCTTGGTCGGGAACATGGTGATGGGTAACCTGGTCAACCGCGATTATGAACCCGTACTGGCGCAGGCGGGGGATACGGTGAATATCCCAATTCCTCCGGTGCTGGTAGCCAACAACATAGCGGAAGGCGGACAAGTTCAGCCGCAGAACCCAAATTTGGGAAATGCGCAAATCGTATTGAACACGCACGCCGAAGCGACTTTCCAGATTCCGGATGTGACCAAGGTGCTGGCAGTTCCGGACCTGCTGCAGGTCTACATGCATCCGGCGGTGGTAGCGATAGCCGAAAGCATCGAGACCAGCCTCTTAAACCTGTTCGCGGGGTTTACGGCGAACACCCCGGTGGGCACGCCGGGTACGCCGTTGGTGGAAGCGGTAATCGATCAGGCGGAGAGTGCACTATTCACGGCGAAGGTGCCGCCGTCCGAACCGAAGTACCTGATAGTGGACGCCGCGACATACTCGCAGTTACGGCAGATCGAGCGCTTCAGCGAATTTCAAACGGCCGGCGAGGCTGGGCTGCGGGCTTTGATCGACGGCACGGTCGGAAAGATCAAGGACTTCTTCGTCATGCGGTCACAGTATGTGGCGACGACGGGCAGTTCTCCGTTGACGACCCACAACATCGCCTTTACGAAGCCCGCGATCGGCTTGGTGATCCGCCGATTGCCGCAGCCGCTATACGGTACCGGCGCGGTGGCGCACTACGCGGAGATGGGGAACTTCGGGATGCGCGTGGTGATGAGCTACCAGCCGAATACATTGGCCCAGCAATTCACTGTGGACGTTCTGTACGGTTGCGCGGTGATCCGGAACAACTTCGGCGTTCAGGTGAACGCCTAGCCGGGCGCAAGGGACGCGAAACAAATAACTAATCAGGGGGCCGGTCAGCACCCGGCCCCACAAGAGGCAAGCATGGACCTACAAGTTTATTACAAAAAGATTCGGGCGATGGAGGAGAGCTTACGAGATCCTTCGGTCGTGCTGGTGAGCCTAGAGACTCCGGACGGCGGCCGGGAAGGAGTTCGCACCGAAGTTCCGCGGCGAATCGCGGCCAGAATGATCGTGGAGGGCGCCGCGCGGCTGGCGACCGTCGAGGAGGCGAGCGAGTTCCAAGAGCAGAAAGTGGAAGCGAAGCGTCAAGCGGACCAGCTCGCGGCGGCCTCGCGGATGCAATTCACGGTGGTCTCGCCCAACGAGCTACGCAGGTTGAAGGTCGGCGGGCAACAAGCGAAAGAGTAGGCGGCCGCAAACATGGCGCTATTCACGGACGGAATATCGACGATCCAGAATCTGATGGGGCAAGACTCTTCGGTGCTGGCTACGGCGCAGGCAGAGAACATCGATCTCAGTCAGAAGCTGACGCTGGCGCAGCAGAATCTGGGGATCGAACTGACGACGCTATTGCAGCGCAGCAACACATACGATTGGCAGTTCTGGCTGCAACCGGACCCACAGTTGAATAACATCGTGGTGACGCCGCCGCTGCAGCTTTGGCATGTGTTCCAGACTCTGGTGCTGGTGTACCAGGATGCGTACTTCAATCAACTGAACGACCGGTATAAGGGAAAGCGGGACCAATTTCAGCAGTTGATGAAGTGGGCGATGGATAAGCTGATGCAGACCGGAATCGGGATTGTGGCCGATCCGATTCCGCAGGCGGTCCCGCCGCAACTGACGTCGATACCGGGCGGTCAGCCGGCGTCGACCTATTGTGCGAGCGTGTCGTGGCTGAACGCAGAAGGCGAGGAGGGACAGCCGAGTAATCCGAACACGCTCAATGTTGCGGCAGGGAATGTATTAGTCGCTCAGCCGGTCAATCAACCGGCTAATGCCACAGGGTGGAACGTTTACGTAGGGCCATCGGCACTGTCTTTGGCACTGCAGAACACGTCGCCGATGGCGCTGGATCAAGTCTGGGTCCAGGCGGGACCGGCAACTACGCTGGGGGCGGGGCCAGGAAGCGGTCAAGCGCCCGATTATCTTCGGGCGTTGCCGCGAGTTATTCAGAGAGGCTGACATGGCATGGGTAGGCAGCACGGTCACAGCGCAGATAGTCACACTGCTCGCCGCACCTCAGGGACTTAACGCCTGTATATCGACGTTGGCTCAGGCGGAAGCGCTGACTCTGCCGCCAATGGGGCAGAATCAAATCGCGGGACAGAACGTTCCGATTGAGCTTGCAGAGAGGAGCACCGATGTTCGTTATCCCTCGGTGAACGTGTACTGCGAGAAGATCGTCAATCAACTGAAGGAGAAGTTCCGGAATTTCTCGGGAAAAGCAGTGATGACGATTGAGGTGCGAGTTTCACAAGACAGACTGGACGGCATCGAGGGTCAACTGCAAACGTATGTCGACGCGGTGACCCAGGTGCTGGATCAGAACCGGGGAAACTGGGGCGAAGGGATGTACTTCGCGGGATGCTATGAAGCGGTCTTGGGGCCGGTGAAGCACGGCGGACAGAATTTCATCCAGATAGGGAAAGTCACTTTCGATGTAGGAGTGAGCGATTAAGATATGGCTTCATACATTTCATCCAATGCCAACCGGTTCTACACGGGCTTGGAAGGCAGCTACGGACAGACGCCGGCGATCGCGGCGCAGAATCGCTTTCCGGCGGTAAAGCTGACGGCCAAGAATGCGTTGGAGAAGGCCGACCGCCGCGACAAGACAGGGAGCCGGACATTCGTGGGAATACCGGCGGGATTGCGGCGCACGACCAGTTTCGACTTGACCACTTACATGACGAGTTGGAACGGACAGGGATCGGGCCCAGCCTACGGGCCGTTGTTTCAGGCGAGCATGGGCGCTACGCCGGCCTGGTATGCAGGGGGCACGGTAGCGGCGGGTTCGAGTGGGACATTGCTGGTCTTCGCCGGGGCACACGGTCTAGCGGCGGGCCAAGGCGTGTCATGCAACGGCGAGATCCGATTTGTCACGGCAATTGTGAGCGCGACGGCGGTGCAAGTGAACGCTCCGTTTTCGAGCGCTCCGTCCGCGGGAACCGAGATTGGTCCGTGCATTTCCTATTTTCCGGCGACAGAACTGCCAAGCGTCAGCATTTTCGATTATTGGGATCCGAGCACGGCTCTCCAGCGCATTCTTTGCGGGGCCGCGGTAAACCGGATGACAGTGACCGTGAATGGGGACTTTCATCAGTTCGAGTTCGAGGGAATGGCGCAGGATTTGATCGACAGCGGCAGCTTCGCGGCAGGAATGGGACAACTGAGTAAGTTCCCCGCGGAACCTATGCTGGGCGCCTTCGACTACTCTATCGTGCCGGGAAATATGGGAGAAGCATGGCTGGGCAGCTCGCCGAGCCAGTTCTACACCATCACGAGCGGGACGTTCCAATTGGACAACGGCCTGGACATGAGAGCCAAGGAATTCGGGAGTAATTTACCGCTAGCCATTGCACCGGGACCGCGGTCAGTAACGGCGGCCTTCAACCTATATGAAATGGACGATGCGGCGACACAAGGACTGTACCAAGCGGCGCGGCAGCAGTCGCCGGCCAGTGTCATGTTTCAATTGGGCCAGCAAACCGGGCAAGCCATGGGTGTCTACTTGATGAGCGTGGTGCCTGTGGTGCCTGAATTCGACGATAGCGATAACCGACTGCAATGGAAATTCCAGGGATCGCGGGCACAGGGGACGGCAAACAACGAGATGGTGGTGGCGTTCGGATAGGTTGGTGCTAGATGGAATATACGAGTTTTGAAACCATAGACTCCGCCGTCAGGGCTGGTGTGAGTTATACGATTGCAAAGATGTCCTTCGGCCGCCGGGTTGAACTTACCCGCCGTATCCGGGAGCTGGCGGCGCGGAAGGAGTTCGCCGAGGCGGGCGAGAGCCCCAACGAAAAGATGGAAGCCGCGCTGCTGGCCGCGGAGATCGACCGGATTTATCTGCTTTGGGGTCTGAAGGAAGTTACGGGGCTGGAGTTGGATGGGCAGGCGGCAACGCCCCAATTGTTGGCCGCGAGCGGGCCTGAAGATCTGTTCCGAGAGGCGCTGGCGGCGATCAAGCAAGAATGCGGGTTGTCGGAATCCGAAAGAAAAAACTAATCGTCGCACTTCATTTTCAATTTTCCCGCCAGGCCGGCTGGGAGTGCGCGAGTTGCCGAAAGGCCGGTCTGGAGCAGAGGCGCCGGTGCGGTTGGATACCCAAGGCTTTGGAAACTCCCGAACGGGTGGTATGGGCGAGGAACGATGCAGCGACGACAGTGTGTCCTAAGTCGTATATCACGGCGCAAAGCATGGCATGGCTGGAGGAGTATCTGGTGCGGCGCAAGTTAGGGGAAAAGGGAATTGAAAGCCTGGGGGCGCGCGAGGTGGAGG